TACCAGGATCCGCTCTTATCCCTATATAAGCAATTTGGTTCAATGGGAACGGAGTGTTGACGTTCACTGTGTAAGCCGTGCCGTTAATGTAGACAGTAGATACTGTAACGTTGCCCGCCGAGTTCTCCGTAAGTATTAGACTGAAAGTAAATGGGTAGTTGGGGTTAGGTTGGGGTAAAGAAGAGTAAAGCGTTGTGAAACTAGATGTTGGAGAGTGAAACTGTATCGAGCCACCGTAGAAGTCAACTTCTAACGCGTAAAAACCGGTATTACCATCAGTTGTTTGATCTCCTATGTTAGGTGAGTAGACGGAAATACTAGAATTACCAGCTCTAGATGGGTATGATGTTACGTGAATGGTGACGTTGATGACGTTACTTATCGGCGAATATCTCCAAGCAATGTACTGACCACCAACACCTGCTTCACTACGTGATACACTTGTTATAGACGGCATTACTCCATTTGGAGGGTAGGGACGAGCTCTTACCCAATATACATTAATAGGATATGTTGTTGAAGTATAAGTTTGAGCTGGATAAATATAGTTACTTATCGTTATATATAATGGAGTAGACGGAACATAAGTAGTAGTAGAACCCCAATTCTTATAATTATATTGAACAGTTACACTTCCATTATTAGGATATATTATTCCCCATAATTGATATGCTGATGTGCTGGTAATTTGTGAGCTTTCAAAATTATTAGCATTAGATGTAGTAGTAGTTTCTGCACTAACCGTATTAACTTTTTGAGCATCTCCTGCCCATCCAACAGCATTTTCATTTTCTCCATTGTCTGCATGCCATGGGGCATTATTATATTGTGTTAATGCAATAGGAACCATTCTAAAATTAGCAGTTACAAAACCATTTAGATTAGCATAACTTTCAACTATTTGTGGAGAATTTACAGTAAAAGAAGAAGTAGAAATATAAACATAACTTCCTGATGGAGCGTTATATGGGAGTGTTATTGTTAGTCCATTATTAACGGTATATGAACCTCCATTAACACCAGTTACCCATTTTGAACTTAATGTAGTTCCAGCAAAATTATCATAAAATAAAAATACATTTCCACCATTATCGTATTGTCCATATGTAGGAGTAAGTTGAGGTGCAATTCCAGTGTAAGGGTACTGGATGGAGTTCGTAAAGGTGATGCTTATCGTCACCGAAGACGACGCAGGTATGCCGTTAGGTAGCTTCACCCACACCGTTACCCATGAGGAAGTGTAACTTTCTACCCAAGCGTAGAGCGTTTGTCCGTTTTGTTGAAATAACAAATTGAGGAAATAGTCTGACGTTGCTTGTTGCCATAACTGAGACGCGGTAGTGGAACCTAAAGCTGAGGCTATCTGTGACTCTGTTATGTTCAGAAACTGGTCGAAGGGTGCTGGAGTAGCGAGTGATTGCGAGTTGGACACTGTCACTGATACGGACTGACCACCACCAGCACTTGCCCCAGTACTATTCACCACTAGTTCGCCGTTTTGCCAGTAAGGAAACACTTTCCAGGATGTAGACTCAACACTATTCACGGTTGGTGTCGTTTGCGGTAGTTGTTGTTCATATGCGTACAGCTGTCCCGTCAAGTTAGGGTATTGGAAGAAACGTATGTTTGAGCCTAGTTGGTTTATCGCTGGTAACGTCGCTGTATCCAGGATGAACGGGTTTGAAGACACAGAAATGCTCGCAACATATGCCGAAGCTGAAGGTGGTGTTTGTGAATTAACGATGATTGTTGGTGTTAATTCAATCAGGAATAACAGGAACAGGAGACCAACAAGTACTTTCTTCTTGTTCATAATCTTAAGATCTGCAGTCTGGCTAAAAAATTTAAACAGCTGTTTGAGGGAGAACAATGGGCGGAAAGGAAACCAGCCCTTAACGAGGTTTTAATTTCATACTGATGAAACTAGAAGAAGGGGAAGAAAAAGAGGAAAAAGTACGAAATGCTATATAGGGAAAAAGTACGAAGTAGGGAAAAAAGATAACGTTAATTAGAACTGAACTTAGCAGTTCACCTAAATTATGAGGAACTGTTGTTTTGATCTATATGACGCCGTTTGTGTATTCGAGTTTGATGGTGGTATAGCTATCCCTCCTCCAGCTCCTCCTCCAGTAGCAGTAGCACTGGGTGGTGTAGCTGTTGGTGAAGTTAACAGTTGCTGTAACTGTTGTATTGTTTCTCCTTGTAACGGGATATCGCCAACCGCTAGCGTCGTTGCTGGAATTTCTTCGGTACCGACTGTCGTACTGTTCCCAGTTATCGTGGCGTTTCCAGTCTCGATGGACGTAGTCAGCGAGCTCTGATTAGGTACTATAGGAATAAGACTTAAATCATTAGGCATTATAGGAATAACACTTAAACCGTTAGCAAAATCGTTTATAGCTATTAGAGACGCTATATCGCCAATTTTCAAATTGAATTGCTGAGTTATAGTTTGTAACGCATTGATTATCCTTAGTAATTGTTGGACGTCGAGTTGGATCCCCATCTTCTCCAGAGCGTCCTTAATTTGTATCGCTAGACCTTGCAAGTCCTTGGTTTTTACGCCGTTGTCCAACTTTATGATTAGTTGCTTAAGGAGTGGAGTAATGCTAGATATTGTTTCTATCTGTGGTTGGGTAAGGATAAACGTGTTCTGTAACTGTTGGGGGGTGAGTGCATTCAATTGGTTTATAAGTTCAATAGCTGTGGCGACGTTAAACTTGTCTGCTACAAAGCTCGCTACGGACAAGAGGTATGACAGTCTTTGCACATCGAATTGTACTTTTTTCTCCAATTCGCCTATGCTTACATCCAGGTTATTCAACACGCTTTCTTCTTCCTTGCCAGACGTTTCCGCTTTCACATCGTTAACCATCTTCCTTATACTGTCCAATATTGCCTGGTATTCTGCTTTTGAATCTTCTAACGCGTTCATTATGTCTTCTTTTGTTAGTTCTCTCTTTTCGTCTAACTGCCTTAAGACAATGTTCTCAAATAACGTTTTCTCAACTGGCGATAGTTTGTCGAAATCTGGGAATAGGCTTGGTAATATATTTTCGAGCGTTATATTTAGAGATATGCTCTTCAGTATTCCTTCTTGTGCTGTAGGCTGTAGGACTGTCGCGGTGCTGTTTGAAGTGCTGTTTGAAATTGTTCCCTCTGTAGTCGTTGTTGTTGAAACTGTTGATGTCGAAACAGATGTTTGTGGCTGTGTACGGTTTATATTAGCTATAGCATTATCTATATCTTCAACTACTGCGTCCAGCCCCTGGCTAGTTATCTGTATATTGTTCTTGACTGCTATAGCAATTTGGTTGTATGCTTGGGATAGTATGTAATCCCTAGTATCAGCAGAGAAATTAGCTAATTTGTTCATTACCTGGTCATATACCTTAGGGTCTGTCTTCAAGTAGTTCAACACGACTTTAGCCCTATCCGACGTACTTAAGTGGTCTAGGATATCTGATAAAGAGATGCTTGGTGCTTTGCCGTTCAATACATCATCTGGGGTATTCTTTACTAGTTTTTCCGCAATAGCCTTAACAACGCTTGTGATATCTACACCGTCAAATAGTGGGTTACTGCTTAGTTTGCTCTCTATATCTTTCACTTCGTTGTCCAGAGCCTCGTAAAATGATTTTATCTTACCAGCTATATCTTCAAGTTGTGTAAAATCATATGGTAATTTTCCTTCCGACGCTAATCTATCAAGTAAGTCTTTGACCTCAGGGTGTTCATCAATTAGTGACCTGAATATCCGTGAAAACCTGTTATTAAAGCTAAGTAGATCATCGACGTTCTGTGGTGTCAGGTATTTAATATTTTGAGGTATTTTAGGCAGATTATTTCCTTTTATTATATTAGTTGTTTTTATTTCGTTAGGGTTTATCTCAGTCGTAGACGTTAACTCTGTCTCATTTCCTAATACGTCTTTAAGTTTCAGGTACTCATTTCTTACAACGTTGCCTGTAAGCTTATTTGTTAACTCGTACTCGATACTCTGCAAGTTTTCGTTATTCTTCAACAGCTGTTCTATCATGTCTTTATTCAGCGTCACGAAGTTACCTACAGTATCTTCTGCAAATTTTTCTAGCTTAACGAACGCCATAGTGTCACCTATCGCCTCCATCTTCACGGGCGTGCCGTCCTTGTAGAACACATCGTAGAATTTACCACCGACATACGCTATGCCCTCGTCTGGGGATATTTTCACTATGTTGCCGTCTGCCGTTTTGAGATCATCAAACAGCTGTTTGGCGACAGTTGACGATAGGTTAAGCTTGATAGTGTCCAGAGCTGTGGCTAAATCGTTTGAAGAAATTGCGTTCTTTATAGTGTTTTCGTTGATCGTTGTGAGCTTGACCTTGCCGTTTTCGAGTGTCAGAACCGCATCGTTAATAAGTTCTGGCTTAACGTTCACTTCAATACCCTTAGCAAAGTCTTTGGTTAACTTTACATCAAAGTCCTTGACTCCGTCAAACGCCTTCAGTCTGAAGTCTTTAAAAATGTAGTAAGTCTCTCTCGTAATCTTTGTATCCGATATGTGACTCTTGACGAATTCGTATGCGTCCCCTTCGATCTTTACTATCTTGTTACCTAACCCCTTCAGTGCCTTAATGTCCAGCTTATCAAGGTTTACCTCTTTTACCAAGTCATTAATTTTTGAGAAGTCTGGGGATTCAGTTACATCGCTCTTAACAGTATCAGTAACCTTATTGCTTACTGTTGCTACGTCGACCTTGCCCTTTATAGAATCCTCAACTTTTGACAGAACTGATTTTACACTGTCCGTAGTCTTAAGTAAGTCAATATTGCCCGTATCTGGTTTTATCAACCTTCCTGTAATTGCACCAACTACAAGTGTCGCTATCATTGATATTGACGTTGGGTTTGTAAACATCTGTTTGAAAGAATTAACGGTTTCGTTAAACGACGCGGAACCGGCTAACAAATCAAATGCTGTACTACTAATAAAAGATACCGTCGCCATTGTATCGAAGACTAGCCCGACATAGGGAATAAGAGAGATTGCTATAAATATGGCACCGTCGGCGATCCCTGCTAAGATTTCGGTGAAAGTGTTCTTACCTAAATGCGAATAAATAAAGTTGTTAAGATCGTTCATCATGTTGTTTAAACCGGTATTGAAAGTGTTAGCCAAACCTTCAAGCACGTTAAGGACTGGATTACTTTCGGCACTCTGTACCTGTTCCTGAATTGCGTTATACTGCTCCTGAATCTTTGACACGACCTGTGACAAGTTCTGTTGTAGCTGAGGAGAAACATATTGTGCTAAGTTCTCAGCATCTTGGGCGTACTGAAGTGCGTTCTGCAAATTGCTAACTATTGGTTGCGTCTGTACGACGAAATTGACGGATTCGGACAGTGCTTGTAACAAAGAAGACGCTTGTAAATGAGCTTCTTGTAGTGAGGACTGCATCAGAGGCAAGTAATACGTATTGATGCCTATGGTAGCTATAAGGCTATTCAAGAACTGTTTTTGCTGTGGTTGAAGCGATGGATTACTGCTAACGTCCTGTATCGCTTGGAAGTAATTATTATTCACTATTGCGTCGTTAACCGCATTAGTGATATCAGTACCCTGCGTCTTCTGCAATAATTCATTATAATAATATAGAGCAGAAACCCACTCGCCGTCATTTAACGCATTTTTTATTCGTTGCTCTAAAGATTGTGCATCCTGCAACGCACTTACTGCTTTGTTAATATTTGATATCTCATTCTGAATGTTGTGGTATGCCTGTGAATTGGACGGGATATACTGAAGTGCTTGTTGAAGATACCCCTCTGCCTGTTGCATTAAAGAAATTTCAGTACTAGGAGAGGAATTCTGTGCTTGTTGAAGAAGTTCATCAGCTTGTGCAATTAGGGTGTAGAATTCGCCCATATTTGCGAATTGTTGTGCGACAGATTGAAGTGCCTGGTACTGAGAAAGGTATTGTGACGCTTCGTTGTAAGCTTGAGCTAAGGCTTGTGCTGGATTTCCGCCTACGTTTCCGCCTATGTTTGCTATGCTAGGTCTCCGTGCATATTGTACATTTTTCTCAGTTTCAGTTGCAGAAGCTATTATGTTAAAGGCATGGGATAGAGCAGAGTAGTTAGTCTCGTTTTCCTGTAATGACTGAATTATTTGTTGTCTTACTTTGACAACATCGTTATCAGTAATGTTGAGTGAGTTTATTTCCTGTATTGCCTTCTGTATTGTAGAAGCTACATTCTGGTAATACTTCACATAATCCGAGGGGGTACTTAAGTTACTTTCGTTTAATGAACTTTGAATAGACGAATATGCACTTGCAGTAGTTCCGAATAATTGAGAAAACTGTTCTAACGCAATATTCTCTTGTTCAAGTTGATTCATATCAAATGGTGGTGTGGCGTTTATCTGCTCGAAAAGAGAGTTAGCTTCCATAGCGGAAGACATTGCGTTCTTTAACACCCTAAGAGCTTCAGTATAGTTGTTCATTAAAGCCAAGAAGTACGCCGACGGGGAACTAGCATTTACCTGTTGAGTTACGAGTGTGTTTACAGTGTTCAAGTAATCTAGTGCTTGTTGGGTCTTCTCAAGCCCTGACAGATAAGTTTGCACCTGGGTTTGGTAGCTTTGTGCAATTTCAAACAGCTGTTTGGCGGAACTTTGCATATCATAGCTCTCGCTCGAACTTAACAACTGCAGAGCTTGCGATATATCGCTTAGAATCGTATCCTTATTCGCTAGAATCGTTTTAATGTTGTTGGGCGATGTGTTGTTTTGCGGTGGCGAGAGCAATTGCTGAGCTTCTGCTAACAACTGCATAGCTTGCGATATGTTCTCTGCGTCTTGGATATCACCCTGGACTGACTGCAAATTCATTTGAAGATATTGAGAAGCCTTTTCCAAAACCTGGTAGTTCTGCTGAAGAGTTTGATACACGCTGTTGAAATATTGAGAAAGAGAAAGGAATGTTCCTGTTGAAGGGGGTTTGGGTAATTGCTGTAAGCCCTCCAAAATCGTAAAACCTTGAATATATGAAGTTAAATTTATGTTAATATCGTTCTGTTGTGCTATTTGCGAAGCTTGTTGTAGATATTGAACAGCCTCAGAATAATTTCCACTTTGTGCTTCTTGTTGTCCTTTTTGTATATCTTCAAGAGCTTGCAGGTAAGCAGTGTATTTAGTATACATTTCCTGGACAGTTTCGGATAACGAACTTGCTAAACTTGATAACGGTGTATTGTCAGCGTTAACATTCTGCAATTGATTCTGTGCCTGTTTTATAAGGTTTATTGCACTCTGTATTGCAGACGTTGAATTACTGTTCTGTTCTGCAGTGTTCTGTGCATTAATTAGAAGAGTGACTATACTCAGAAGCTGAGAACTGACCTGTTCAGACTGTTGGTAATCGTTTGCAAGAGATGAAAAACCGTTGTAATAACCTGATGCTTCTGTAGCGTACTGCGACGCAGTGGCGAAGAATGATTGTAATGATTGCAGGTATTGTTGTAACTCCTGTAACGTTATTTGTCCCTGTGGCGGTTTTGGAAACGCAGGTATCTTCGCTAAGTAAGAAACAGCTGTTGTTACGTTTTCAAGCTCCTTGTCACTGATGTTATTTTGTTGTGCTATTGAAAGGGCTTGCTGAAGATATTGATAAGCTTGTGCAAAGTTTGCTTTTTCCAGTTCACTGTTAGCCTCATTGATGTATTGTTCTATCTGTTGTTCTGCCTGCACTGTCTGTATTTGTTGCTGTATTTGCGTTACGTCGATTACATTTGGATATTGTTGGGCTATTTGTAGAGCCTGGTTTAGGTCACTCAAAGCAGTGTTGTAATCATCGTTCTTCAATGCCTCGTTTGCAGAATTGAAAAGCTGAATAACGTTGATGTAAGCGAAATAAGGCTGTAAGTTAATGTTCGAGTTTAGCTTTTGTGCATTCTGCAAATCGGTTAATGCCTGGTTGATGTTACCGTTCTCTGCGTCATTAATTGCTTGTTGCACATATATTAACGCTTGGATTTTTTGTGCAGTTTGAGTTAAACCATTTTGTTCTGCTAATTGCAGGGCTTGTTGGTATTCGTCCTCAGAGAGTAGCTGGTTTATCTGGGCGATAGTATTAGTACTCATTATATATCTCTCTCAAACAGCTGTTTAAAAAAGTTATTAGTTAAACCTACTCTGACGCGGGGTTTTTTATCTGTTGTCCGATAGGATTCGCACTCATCATGTGAGCTACCCCGCCCTTACGGACGGGGCTTCCTGCTTCATAGTCCCACCTTGCCCGTAGCCTTTCGCTACGGGTAGAGGGCAGAGCTCCACAGGCACTAAGGGTGGCTCCCACCCCGATCTCCTCAGTAGGTTAAGAGTAGCGTTATAGTCACGATCAGCGACCCAATCACAAGAAGGACAGATGAATACACGGTCAGCCAGTGTTAGATCCTTCTTAACGTATCCGCACCTAGCACATGTTTTTGAAGTGTAAGCAGGGTTTACTAGAGTGAGTTTCTTTCCGTACTTCTCCATCTGGTACCGTATTATATCTTTTAACTCGTGAAAAGCAACGTCATGGAGCCTCATCCTCAGCTTTTTATCCGACTTGTCCACGAGTTGCTTAACTTGAATGTCCTCCATTACGAGAACGTCGTAATGCTCAGCAAAATACTTACCGAGTTTCATGTACATGTCCTTTCTAAGGTTCTTCAAGTGTTCATAAGCCCTCGCTAGACGAATCTTTGCCTTAAACCAGTTATGAGAAAGGAACTTCTTTCTTGAGATACGTCTGTGCGAGATCTTGAGCCTCTTCAATGCTTTCTCATAGGGTCTCAAGTTAGGGAAAAACTTGCCGTCACTAGTCGTTAGGAGTTTCTCGACACCAACATCTATTGCCACTACTTTGTTTGTCTCTGGTAGTCTAGGAAACTCGTAGTCCTCAAGTATGAACGAAATATATACCCTCTCACTACTTGTTAACTTGATTACTACACGTTTAACTTTGTTCAGAGGGAAGTCCCTATGAACAATAACGTTGAAGATACCCAGATGTGACAGTCTTAACGTCATTAACTTCTTCTTGTTCTTATTGCTCTTCGTCCTGATCTCCTTCACCTTCAGGACTTTCCAACCCTTGTCTGATTGAGGGTATACGAGGGAATACCACTTATGTGGCTTCTTTTCCTTCGGGAAACGTGCTAAGCCTTCAAAAAAGCGTTGCCTAGCCTCATAGTAGCGGTCAGCAATTTGTTGTACCGCTTGTGAATAAAGTTGTCGATATCTCTCATCTTGTTTCCTCAAGTCTAGGGCTAGTTGTCTTAACTCCGTCTGTGTGAGACCTTTTCCATCCCTTTGGTAGAAATACATGTCTGCCCACCATAGGGTGTTGTAAACATCACACGCCAACTTCAACTGGGCTTTTAACGCCCTCAACGTTTGTTCATCTATGTATGCCCTAAAACGGAACCCTACGGTAGGCATTAATGGAATGTTTGAAAAAGATGTATTTAAATATGACTACAAAGGGGGCTATCCATCCCCGCCTCAGAGAGGCGAGGTTTTTCGCCCCCTTTGAACCCCCAACTTTATATCTGTCAAACAGCTGTTTAAAAAGTTTAGAGTTTTCTCGTCTCCTCCCGCTCTGCTATCTTTCCCTTAGAAACCAATAGATAAACGCCAGACCGATGAGCATCGCGAACACTGTAATATCAAAAAACGGGTATGCAATAATGCTGTAGAGTATTAGCAATACGTTGTATTGTTGGGAATAATACTGCGGTTGGTTCAGGGTAAATGTTGAATTAGCTATCTGTATCGATTCTTTTGTGCTATTTGTATATATCATTGAAGAGTTAGAGATCACGAGAGTTTGTTTACCTATAAGGTTAAAGAACGGGAAACCTACGAATACTAACATTGTAGCTAACGCAAAAAATACTACTGCTGTAGTTATTGACGGTTTCAATTGCATTGTTAATCACCCTCCTCTCTTATTGATGATGCTATAATAAAAATGGTAGCTACAACTATGCCTATTCCAAGTCCATACATCCAGTAGTTCACGTATGGGAGAAAACCTGTGTAAGCAGTATGTATATCTGCGGAGACTACATGTGAAATATTGTTCGTAGGCTGAACAGTTTTAGACACGTTAGACTGTGCAACGTTAAAAATATTGAAAATATACACAAGAACACCGAAAACTACAATGAATACTATCGTAAACATAGCAATAGCTATGAAAGAAATAGATGAACGTAACGCTGTTGCTAGATCAGAAAAAAACCCATTTAATCACCCCATGCCTTATGAAGCCTCGCCCCTTCTAGGGGCGGGGAGCCGTCAGCTTTTTCGAATAATAGAAAGTAATGTAGTGCGTCTCTGGCATACTTCTCTGGATGTAAGTCGTCGAACTCAGATTCAACCCAATTTGACCAATTCATCTTTCCACCCAAAACATATGTTTGAGTGATGGTTAAAAAATATTATCAGATCTTGAAGCCCTGCTTTACCATTTCTAGTATCTTCTTAGCTTTTTCCTCTTCGCCCTGCGTTAATTTACTAATGCCGTAGTTCATCAGTTCTTCTTTCTTTAATTCAGACAGATAGTTGTAATAGTTAACAAGTGCGAACAGTGTACCGAATAGATTAATTAATTGTATTCTATACTTCGGGTTCCTTCCAGTTTCCTTTGCAACATTATCTATGAACTTGTCCTTAAGTGTCTCGGGGAACGCTGATAACTCTTGTCTCGCCTTGTACAAACAGATTTCATCCTCTTCCGAGCATATTCCTAGTAATTTTACTATAGTTTTGAACACCTGCATGTCGAGTGTTGAGGGGCTTACAGTAGTTTGAACAATTAACGCACCGTATTGATCGTCAAAAGCTTTCTTTGCAAAATTCAAGAGCGATTTTAATTCCTTCAATTGGTCTTCATTAGTTTTGCTGAGGTCGAAGTCATTTATCCTTAGTATAGTATACTCTCCGTCTGGCGATAATTCATTAAGCGACCCGACCAACAACGTGTTATTAGCATCTACAATTAAGGGTAATGAGAAACCTGCAGACTTTAGATTCTTAAAAGCGTCCACAAAGTCTTGAAGATATTTAAGCTTCTCAGGGTTGGCTTCCTTGAGGTCGCTTGTACCGTTTACCTCTTCGTAACTCTTTTTCTTGAATAAATTTACGAATGAGAAGATCAAATACGCATACTTGTATAATTGCACCATGATGCCCAGTTCTTTTTGATACCTTTCGAACTCGTCTGGACTTAACGGTCTAATGACTCTTAAGTCTAGCACTTGGTCTGGAGCGAAAGAGTCCAACAGCGGTATAAGATAGTTTTGCCTGAGTTCTGCGAATACATTCGATAGAACGCTTCTAGTAGTTTCTTCTATGACATTTCCCGACTTGTACGTAACTTTCTTGCTTGAAGATTTGTATTCAGATGGGAATTTAGTGACTAACGCCAAGACGGTGGTAGGGAGAACGCTGGCGTTGTTAGAATCTAACAATTCTAGGATCTTATTCCAGTTCTTTTGTAACTGGTTCCAGACCTTTTCAGCAAACTCTTCACGCTCTTTTCTGCTTAAAGATTCCCCTTGCCTTATACCGTATCTGTTTAAGTATGGTCTTAGCCAA